CCTTTCTGATCCCCAGGAGACCGGCGTAGAGCCGGATTCAAGCCCGCTGGAACCGCGACTCCATGCGGATGGGTGGGTGTTGCCTAGATTGGAGTCGAAGCGTCCTGAGCCGTGTACGGGGTCGTATGGGGACGATGCCCTGAAGTGGATCCAAGCGCACATGACGTTGAAACTGCGTGGCTGGCAGGCTCACGCACTAGCTCGAGCCCTTGAGCATGACGACAACGGGGCGCTGATCTGGCGCACAGTGATTGTGACGGTAGGGAGACAGTCCGGTAAGTCTGTTCTGAGCCGGGCTCTGTGCATGTGGCGGTTGCATCACGCCGAGCTGCTGGGCGGCGAGCAGACCATCCTCCATGTGGCCAATCGGCGGCAGACTGCGGTGGAGGTGTTCCGCCCGGCCGGCATGTGGGCGCAGGCTAAGTACGGCCGCCAGGCGGTGAAGTGGGGCAACAACAACACGCAAATTGAGCTGCCGACCGGGGACAGGTGGATTGTGCAGGCGGCCAACGAAAACGCGGGTGTTGGGTACTCGATATCGATGGCTTTCGTTGACGAGGCGTGGCGGGTCGAACGGGACACGATTGATGACGCGATCATGCCGACCATGGCCGAGCGGGATAACCCGCAGGTCTGGCTCGTGAGCACGGCCGGCGATTCGCGTTCAAGCCTGATGTCCGCGTACAGGCAGCAGGCCATCGACCAGCTCGACGCCCCGACCGACACCCTGCTGCTGGAATGGTCAGCTCCGCCTGGCGCCGACATCGAGCAGACTTCGACGTGGATGTGGGGGTCACCGGAGTGGAACCCACGCCGAAAGGCTTTCGTCAAAAGCCAGTTCGAGAAGATCGAGCACGACGCATTCCGCCGCCAGTACCTGAACCAGTGGACGATCCTCGCGAACCACTGGCTGCCGGAACGTAACTGGGCCGACTGCCTGACGGCCGAGGAACTACCGGCCGGCATGTGGCATGTCGCGGTGGAGAGCGACTTCGACGGATCCAGCCACGCGGTGGCCATCGCCGCGGTCGACGGTGACGGCCTGGTCCATGTGCGCGTCACGGCCCACCCGACAATCCGGGACGTCGACGAGAGACTCTCGGCACTCCGCGCCAGCCACCCGACCATGCACACCCTCATCACGCCCGGCTACATCGACCGGCTCAGGACACGGGCGGATGGCATCGTCGGCCAGCGGGAGGCAGTGACCGCCACCCAGGTACTAATGGACCTGTTCAACCGGCGGCTCATCCGGCACGACGGCAGCCGCCTCCTGCAGGAGCAGTTGTTCGGAACTACCATCGCTAAGCGGCAGCACGGGTGGGTGATGACCGCGCCGAAGGGAAGCGGCGGCGTTCACGCCGCCCGTGCCGTCATGTTCGCGGCCTGGGACGCGAGCAAGGCGCCACGCCCTGTTGCCATGGTGAGGGCACGCCCGAGGCGGGGCGCGTAGGATACGAGCGTGGCGCTGGTTTCTCCTGTGACCCGGCCGCTGCGTGTCGTGCAGCGGGCGGAGGCTTTGCGCTCGCAAGTCGCGGCCGCATCGGTCCAGCCTCCGCCCCCTGCCGTGCGCGAGTCGACCTTGATTCAGCTGCAGATGCAGCTCAACCGCCCTGGCACCGGCACGGTACTTGAGGCAGTCGCCTTCCAGGTCCCCGCGCTGGTCAAGGCCCTCAAGACCTATTCGCACACAATCAGCGCTTTCCCGCTGCGGCAGTACGTCGGCGGCGCCCAGGTCGTCACCCGCACATTCCTCATGCAGCCCAGCAAGGGCACCACGTACTCGGCCGAGATGATGCGGCTGGTAAACGATCTGCTGCTGCATGACCGGGCCTACTGGCGCGTCATCGAACGCACGTGGGATAACTTCCCCGCTGCCATCGTCCGGTTGCCGGCCATTGACGTGATCGAGTCGAATGGCGAGGTGCTGTACAAGGGATCCCCGGTGCCGCTGAATCAGCTGATCCGCTTCGACGGTGACGGCCTGGGCGGCTGGCTCAAGACCGGCTATACCGCGATCACGACGGCCGCGGCTCTTGAAGATGCAACGTTCAGGTACGCCGACGCGCCACTGCCCTCAATGATCCTGAAGAACACTGGCGCTGACCTGCCGGCCGACCAGGTCGACGCAATCCTCGACGCCTGGGAGCAGGCACGGCAGGACCGCGCCACCGCCTACCTGAACAGCACCCTTGACGCGCAGCCACAGGGCTGGAATGCAGCAGAGCTCCAGCTCGTCGACGCCAAGAACCATGCAGCCATCCAGATAGCCCGCATGGCCAACCTGGATCCCATTTGGACGGGCGCCGGCGTACCCGGATCGAGCCTGACCTACTCCAATCGCGTGGACCTGTACCGGCAGCTGCTCGACACCGGCCTTACACCGGTGATGAACCTCATCACCCAGCGGCTATCCATGAATGACGTCACCCCACGCGGGCATACGGTCACGTTCGACACCAGCGTCTTTCTGCGGGGTAACCCGGCCGACCTGGCCAGCCTCGTAAGCACGCTGCTGCCCCTCGGCATCATCACCACAGATGAAGGCCGCGCCCTTATGGATCTCCCGATGGAGGTAATGGGATGAACACTCTTTTCAGCGAGTCGACGCTCGTGTACGAGCTGCGCGAGGACGGCCAGGACGGCGACGTCATCGGCCACATCCACGGTCGTGCCGTTCCCTACGGCGAGGCCACGAAGGTGGGCGGGGTCACGGAGACCATTGAGCGGGATGCATTCGACGCGGCCGAGGCAGTCGGCAAGCCGCTTGCCTACCGGCATGGCGAGCCCATCGGGATCATCACCGCGGCCGAGAACCAGGCCGATGGCCTGTACATCGATGCCGACATCATCAACACGGCCGCTGGCCGTGACGCCGCCGTGATGCTGCGCACGGGCGCGAGCCGGGGCCTGTCGGTGGGTTTCAACCCGCTGAAGACGGCCTATTCACAGACCAAGGACGCAGTCAGGCACGTCAAGGCCGGACTGCTGGAAGTCAGCCTTACCCACATGCCGGCCTATTCGGGCGCGGCAGTATCCGCAGTAAGAGAGGAACAAAAAATGACCGAGGTCATCGAGGCCGAGGCTCCGACCTCGGACATTGAGGCCCGCGAGCAGATCGCGCAGCTGCGTGACGAGCTGGCAGCAATCCAGGCAAAGGCGCACGCAAGCGACGGGGTCGACCCAGAGCTCGCGCAGTTCCGTTCGCTTGGCGAGTACGTCAAGGCAGTGTGGCGCGGCGAAGTCGAGAACCGGGCCCTTGACGTGTCCAACCTGGCCGACGCTGCCGGCCTGGTCCCGCCGGTGTGGTTCCGGGAGATCTCCGGTGTCCTGGACCGTGGCCGGCCGTGTATTTCAGCTATCGGCGGCCCGACCCCGGTGGCCGGTGCCGGCATGACGGTCAACTGGCCCTACTTCGACGGTGACCTGTCGGCCATCGTGTCGACCCAGGCCAGCGAAAACACGGAGATCAACTCTGTGGACATCGATATCAAGAAGGGTACGGCGACCCTGGCGACCTACGCAGCAGGGAATCGGCTCACCTACCAGATCATCGAGCGCACCGACCCGTCCTACGTCACCGCCCATCAGCGGATCATGGTCGGGGCCTGGGGGACCGAAACGGACTACGCTTTCCAGGCTGGTCTCTGGGCGAATGACACCGCCGGGATCGATTACGACTTCTCGGCAGACACGACCGGTGCCACGTTCCGGGAGGCAGTGTTCGCGGCCGCCGTGGACGTGCAGTCGGCGACCGGCATGCCGGCCGAGGTCGTCTACGTCAACTCCGCGGTTTACAAGAAGATCGGCGGCTGGTCCTCATTCCAGCCCGACTCCTACCCGGTGAGCAACGTGGCCGGCACTTTCAATGCCCGGACGCTCAACCTCAGCGTGGCCGGTCTGCCGATCGTCCTGGCGCGTGAGTTCGCCACCGATGAGACCGAGGACGCCATCGTCACTAATCGGATGGCATGCGGATGGCTTGAGGACGGCCCCAGGTTCGCCCAGGCCGAGGTCGCGGCCAACCTCGGCCGTGAAGTCGCCATCTACGGGTATGCCACGTTCATCCCGTACATCTCCGGCGGCATCGTCTCCATCTACAACCAGGCATAGCGGTACAGGAGTCGACCGACGATGCTCGTCACAGGACAGGAGCTAGCCGACGTGCTCGGCTTGACCTACGCCGCCGACCCGTTCGACCAGGTCGCCGGCACTGCAGACGAGATCGTCGGTCGACTCCTGACCCCGCTTGCCTACTCAAATGAGCCGATCCCCGCACGGGAAGCGGCCCTGCATGTCGCGGTGGAGTGCTTCCAGGCCCGGTACTCGGCCGGTGGGCAGTCCGTCGCCAACGACTTCCAGCCAGGCCCGTACCGGCTCTCAAGTGCCATGACCCGGCGCGTCATGGCACTCATCGGCCCGTACATGGACCCGAGGGGCATGGTCGGATGACCGCCCTAACCACCGAGGCCCGTGGCCTGATCCAATCCGCCCTGACGGCAGCCGGGATCGATAACTATCTATCACCGCCGACCGTGCCGAAGCCCGGAATGGTGGTCGTGCTGCCGGATCAGCCATGGGTCGACGTCGACCGGATCGGATCCCGGCTGAACTACACCTGCCGGTGGCGGCTGCTGCTGCTGGTCGACGGGCGCAGCAACGCCGGGGCGCAGCTCGATGCTGAGGACCTGGTCGATGACGTCCTATCGTCGCTGCCGGATGCGTTCCGCGTGACATACGTGGGCCCGCCGCAGTTCGTTGATATCGGCGCACAGGGCCAGATAATGGCCGTAGAGATGTCTACCCAGGTCACGATGAAGGAATAGAGGAGAAATGCCAGCTACAGCCATCACTGGCTCGCAGTTCACGTTCACGTACAACGCTGTTGCCTACTCGGCACAGGTAACCGGCGGGACCATCACGCGCGAGACCAGCGTTACCCGCATCAAGACCTTGACCGACATGGCGTACAAGTCGACCGACGATAACTGCACCCTTGAGGTGTCCTGGCTGTATGACGAGGAAACCGGCTTGGTCGGTGCCCTCAACACGGCCCAGGGATCCGGGGCGGCCAACGCGGTCGCCATCGTGGGTGGTGACGCGAAGTGGACCGGGAACATGACCGTTTCCAGCGTGTCCACGGAGTTCACCGCCGACGGGATCGCTACGTGCTCCGCGACGCTCGAAGGGGCGCTGACTCTCGCTGACGCGCCGTGATGCCCGAATTGCTCGTCAGCATTGACGGGCACGTCCAGGTGATCCAGCTCGGCACGGTCGCGGCCCTCGAACGTTTCCAACGCACGATGGGTGAGGACAAGAAACCAGTCGAGGCTACCCAGGCGATGTGCATGGCGTACTACGCCACGCATGACACTTTGGCCAGCCTGGACGAGATCCGGGCCTGGGCGACGGATCACACGCTGATTTTCCTCGACACTAGGAAGGCGCCGGACCCTATCTGGCCGGCCTGAGCCGGCAAATCATCCGGCTAGCAGTCCTACTGCGCTGCACACCGGACCAGGTGAGACAAATGGATGCAGGCGAGTTCCTGGCGATACTGAGGGAGGCAAACGGTGGCTAGAGCAAGCCGGACCTCAGACGTCGAGATCGAGGGACTGAACGAGCTGCTACGGGACCTGCGGGCCCTGCCCAAGGAGGCCAGCGCAGAGCTGCGGCTCGCGTCGCAGCGCATCGCCACGCAGCACATGGTCCCGGCGTGGAAGTCAGCCGCCAGCAACGCCGGCCCGTGGGGGGACAAGTTGCAAGCGACGATCAAAGCCAAGCGTGACCGGCTGCCGTCCATCGTGATCGGTGCGCAGCGCCCCAGGTACGGCCGCGGGGCCACGCCGAACATGGTCCGGTATCCCTCGGATAAAGGCCTTTCCCGGTCGTCGGATCCCTCTGCGGCGGCCACGTTCGCCGAGGGCCGCAACTGGATGAGGTTCGCACGGTCCTACGTGCCTGGCGCTATCCAGGAATGGGGCCGGGCCATCGAGGACATCTGCGACAGGTTCAACTCCGACCGGAGGGGCATCGGCTGATGGCGACGCAGGGCAGGACCCTTCAGGTATTCATAGCGGCCGATACGCAGAAGTTCCGCCAGGGCCTGGACGACGCCGAACGAAAGATGACCGGCTTCCAGGGCGCTATCGGCGGCCTCGCCGGATCCTTCAAGAACATGCTTGGCCCGGCGATGCTCGGTGCCGGTATCGCGGCCGGTGCCCTCGCAACAAAGTTCGCCGTCGATGGCGTGCAGGCTGCCATCGCCCAGGAGGAGGCAAACAAGAAACTCTCGGACTCGTTCGAGGCAGTCGGAATTGCGCAGGACACCCAGAAGGCACTCGACTACGTCGACGCCCTCCAGCGAGCCAGCGGCGTATCCGAGGAAAAACTGCTGCCGGCCCTGACGCAGCTAGCCACCAAAACGGGCGAGTTCAGCACGGCACAGAACTTGTTGAATATCGCCCTGGATGTGGCCGCCCGCACCGGCAAGCCAGTGGAGGAAGTATCGACCGCGCTCGCGAAGGCGTATGACGGCAACTTCAAGAGCCTGAAAAGCATGGTGCCGGAACTCTCCGCCGCGACCATCAAGACCGGGGACCTGAAACAAGTAACCGACGAGCTGCAGAAACTTTTCGGGGGCGCCGCATCCAGCCAGGCCCAGACATTCCAAGGCAAGATCGAGCGGCTGAAGATCGGAGCCGGCGAACTACAGGAGTCATTCGGCGAGGGATTCCTGAACGGCATCCAGGAGGCCATGGACAAGCTCGGCGGGGAGGATTCCCTCGGGCAGACCATGAAGGACCTTGAGCCGACCATGACAAAACTGGGCGAAGACTTCGGCACCCTGATCGGGGACCTGGCGCTGATCACCCTTGAGGTCGGGAACGCGTTCCGGGCGTTCAAGGAATGGACTAGCGGCATGGGCGCTATTGGTAGCGCCATCGAGACCTATCTGATCGGACCGATTCGGGTGCTGGCTATCGCATTGCGGGAGCTGAACGCGCTGCGAGGGGCCGGTGACACTCCAGGAGGTGTCACGTTCGGCAGTCCAGGGGCGGGCCTGCAACCGGGCAGCACTGGCGGCGGTAACTTCGCCGCGACACCGATGGGTGCGGCGCCGGTGTCGACATCGAGGGCCCCGTCGACCGTCGCACCCGTCACGGCCCTGAACAACGCCATGAAAGCCCAGGCAACCAGGACGAGCGGAAAGGTCCGGTTGCTGGCATGAGCGTCACCGGGGTGACTATCGCCGGATCATCCGTGAACCTGGCAGCCGTCGACTACTCCATAAACGTCTACCACGGCCGGGACTCCATCGAGAACACTCCCGAGTCCTCTAGCGCCGAGCTGCTGATCTACGTCGACGGGCAGGCATCCATCCCGTACAAGATCTCCGATACCGTCGTGATCTCTTCCTGGTCCACGACGAGATTCACCGGAAATATCACGGACATCACGGTCGAGCACCTGTACAGCCTCACCGGCACGCCCGTCACGGCCGTGTCGATCATCGCCATCGGAAACCTGCGGGAGCTCGGCCGCTACGTCGACGCCGGAAGTTTCAGCGCCCAGAGCCTGCAGAACCGGGTCGACGCCATCCTGACCGGAACCGGCCTGACCTACACGGCCGAAGCGGATCCAGAGCTCGACCTGATCGCATACGCCCCAGGCCCAACTGTCGTGCGTGACCTGCTGGACGAGCTGTGCGAGTGGACCGGGGCCACGGTGTACGACACCCCGGACGGACGTATCTGGTTCGAGTCCTACACCCGGCGTGGCTACGACTACTCGACTGCGACGTGGGCCGACATGGGCACGACGAGATGGTCCGGCACGGTTGGGGCCTGGTCGGAGCAGTACGGGGCGACCAGTGCGGCACCGACTCCCGTGGTGCTGCCATCCGCTGCCGTTGTCTGGTCGCCGACCTGGACGGCGAATCTTGAGACCATCGTGAATGACGTCACCGTGACCTACGGCACTTCGGATCCACAGGCCAGCGTGACTGTCACCGACTCCGCCAGTATTGCGATACATGGCCCGAACGAAGTACGGCTGGAAACCGGGCTAGCGGACCTCACCGCGGCGACCAGGCGGGCCCAAGGCATCCTGACCGCCCAAGGCGACCAGCGATACCAGATCGGCAAGGTTGAGGTACTCCTAGAGCTGCTGACGGCCGGGCAGCGCACCAGCGTGCTGGGCCTGAAGGCCGGGGCCCGTGTCATCGTCCAGGACCTGCCCCAACCGGCACCATTCAGCGAGTTCCTCGGCGTGGTCGAGGGATGGGGCGAGCTGCACCAGCCCGACCGTGTCAGCCTGACCCTGGCCCTGTCGGATCCCCGATACTCGTATGCGGTGGTGTCGTGGGGCCAGGCACCCGCCACGGCGACATGGGGCGGCGTACCCGTTTCGAAGAAGTGGTCCGACATAATTCAGCCGACGGACCTGGACTAGGGAGAAAGATGGCGACAACTACATACGGCAGCGAATACGTCCAATCCTCCGACCTGGTCTCAAACTGGCCAGGATCCAGCCTCAACGTGGCCAACCGCATCGATGACGTGAGCCTGAAGGGCAACGGCCTGAACAATCAGACCGGCACGTCATACACCCTGGTCCTGACCGATGGCGGCAAACTCGTGACGTTCAGCAACGCGGCAGCCGTATCGCTGACGGTGCCGACGAATGTTTCGGTTGCGTTCCCGACGGGCGTTCGTATCAAGTTGACGAACAAGGGCGCGGGAACGGTGACAGTGGCCGGCGCTGGCGGGGTAACGCTCAACGGCAACCAGTTGACCATCTCGCAGAACCGGTCAGCCATGCTTTACAAGCTCGACACGAACACTTGGGTCATGTCAGCTGACCCGACTGTCACGGCACCGGGCCTTACGTTGATCACGACTCAGGCGATCACGGCAGTCACAACGATCAGCGTCAACAATTGCTTTTCCGGGACGTATCAGAATTACATGATCACGCTTCACATGACTACTGGGGCGTCGGGTGCGTCCACTTTCCGACTCCGTGCATCGGGAACGGATGCGAGCGGATCTGACTACAACCAGCAACGCAGCAGCGTGATAAGCACTATCTATGCAGGATCACGCAACGCCAGTCAGACGACTTGGTTCGGCCATACGTACGTGACCACCTTGAACTACTTGCTGATCACTCTTTTCAGGCCGAATGAGGCAGCGCCAACGGCAGGTATCGCGCAAATGGGCCGGGGGACTGATAGCGGTATTGACATGGACGACTTCAGGCTGGGTCATACCCTGTCGACTGCATATGACGGCTTCACGATGGGATTCGGGTCGAGTTCGACCGGCACTGTCCGGGTCTATGGGCTAAGCAACTAGAAAGGACCAGCGTGATACTCGAAGTGTGGGCCGACACCGGCGAAGTCGTTGAGCGTCCCCAAACACCTGAGGAAGCAGCCCAACAAGCAGCCGATGAGGCGGCCGTTGCCGCTGCGGCAGTCGCTGCGGCAGCTGCACAGCAGGAGCGGGACCAGGCCGCGCTATCCGGCGTTCAGAAGCTCCGAAACCTGGGCCTGACCGATGATGAGATTCGCGCCCTGGGCGTGCAGATACCGGCGGGGCCGTGACCTCGTTCAACTCCCCGCCGGAGATCCTCACCGTATTGTCCATCGGCGGGGTCATCGTCAGCGTCCTGTTCTGGATCATCGACTCCCGGCTGAACAAGGTCCTGCGCGAGTTCAAGCCGAACGGCGGGTCCAGCGTGAAGGACCAGCTTGACCGCATCGAGTCGAAGATAGATGGGCACCTGAATTGGCACCTCGACAGGAGCAACTGATGCTGAAATGGCTGGCGACGTCCCCAATGGCCTCATTCCTGAAGATAGCGGTTGGTGCGGCCCTCGGCGGGGTCCTGTCATGGCTCGCGACGGCGAATATAGGCCCGCTGTGGGTCGCGGTAGGCTCCGCGGTACTGCCGGTAGCGATCAATTTTCTGAACCCGGACGACCCTCGATACGGCCGCGGCCATCAGCCGCACTACCTTGACCAGGCCAGCCGGGACGAGTTCGTCATCGAAGGTGAGCAGTAATGCCGCAGCCGCCACGCCCACGACTGGTAGCCGCCGGGGTCACGTTGCGCCGGCAAGTCGACGAGGCATTCCCGAAGCGTGACCGACGCTCAGACGGCTGGATCGGAGACAAGGCCCACCAGGCCCGGCAGTCCGACCACAACCCGGACGCCCGCGGCTGGGTCCACGCTGTCGACATCGACGCCGATTTGTACGGCCCGAAGCGGCCAGGAGTCGGCCGGGACACCGCCTGGGTCCTGGCCGAGCAGCTGCGGGAGTACGCCCGCCGCAAGCGGCCCGGATCCGAGCGGCTCAAGTACATCGTCTACAGAGACCAGATCTGCTCAGGCACCTACCCCAACACGTTCTGGACGTGGAGGGGCAAGGGCTATGGGCATATGTCGCACATTCATGTCAGTTTCACGGCAGCGGCCGAGGATGACGGCCTGCTGTTCGCCATCGCGATCCTGCTGGACGGTGCCAAGTGATCGTGCCCGGTGTGTTCGATATGCGCATGTGGCAGGGCACCACATGGGATTACAGCCTTACCTGGGAGGACGGAAACCCACCGGCCGCGAAGAACCTCACCGGCTACACGGCCCGCATGCAGGTACGCGCCACACCCGATGCTGACGAGACCGTGATCGACCTGGACAACCTGATCGGCGGCAAGGGCGGCATCACCCTCGGTGGCGTGGCCGGCACCATCGCCCTGGCCATGTCCGCCACGAATACCGCCCTGGTCGAGCCGGGCTGGTACGTGTACGACCTGGAGCTGGAGAGCAGCGCGGGTGTCGTCACGCGGCTGCTGGAAGGGAAGTTTGCGGTCGTAGCGGAGGTGACCCGGTGACAGACACCGTAATCACGGTCACCGAGCCCGGCGCTACCGAGGTCACGGTAAACGCCGCCACGACGACGGTGCGCACCAATGTGCCGACCGTTCCCAACCCTCGGTATTACGGCAGCGTAATCAGCACGGTCAGCCAGACGAACCCCATCGCCTCGACCATCAACCTGGTCACCTTCTCGACCCTCGAAGAGGGATCCGGCGTGACCTTGACCAATGGAAACCGCATCAACCTTGCCAACGCGGGCACATACGTGCTGCAACTGTCCGTCAACCTGTCGAAGACTGACGGCGGACAAGACGATGCGTATTTTTGGCTGCGCAAGAACTCAAGCGACGTCGCAAACTCCACGATGCGGCACAGCCTGGAGAACAACAACAGCCACCAGCTCGTGACCCTGGTGTGGATGGAGACAGTGACGGCCGGCCAGTACCTGCAGGTGGCCTGGTCGAGCTCAGATGCGGATATGTCACTGGTGTACCAGGCGGCCGGAACACTGCCGACACGCCCGGCAACACCCTCAGTCCACGCACATATCTTCCAGGTTGGCGACTGACTCTGCTAAGTTGTCCGACATGGATAACCTGATGACTCCAGCCGAGGCAGCCAAGGTCCTGGGCGTCAGCACGAACACGCTGGTGCGCTGGTACCAGGCTGGCCTCATCGACGGGGTCAGGCATCCATCAGGCCACCATCGGTACGTGCGCTCCTCAGTCGAGCGAATCCGGCCGGTGCGGATCAGCTCGACGGTGACGGTGATCCATCCCAACGGGGGGGCGGCATGATCCTTGAGACCATCCTGGCGGGCGTAATCGCCACCAGTCCGATTGACCGGGTCGCCCACATCCCCACCGCCTGGCAGCCATTCGCGGCATGCGTCAGCCGACGGGAATCCAACGGCAGGTACCAGGCGCGAAACCCGAAGTCGAGCGCACAGGGCCGCTGGCAGTTCTTGGACAACGCGTGGCGGATCCGCGGCGGTATCGAGTGGATCGTGAGCAGGCAACTGAAGAGGCAGGGCATGGCATGGAGTGAACGCGCCGGATGGGTGCGCTCACTTGATGCCACGCCCATCTACCGCTGGCCTGCGTGGGCGCAGGATGCCGCGTTTGTCGGTGTCGTGACCGAGAGGCCCAGCGGCTGGAGGCATTGGTATCTGAATGGTTCCAGGTGCAACGCCCTGGTGCCGAAGAAAACACAACCCAAGGAGAACTAATGCAGGTACAGGCAATAGGCCGGGAGTTCCCGGACGGCACCATCAGCGTCGGGAATCCGCCCAGGAAGTACGAGAGCCGGGCGCATTTCCTCGACGACTACGCCGACGACGCGAATCTGGACGAGTTCGAACTCGCGTTCGATGAAGTGATTCTCCCGGACAGTGGCCGGCTCTTTCAGGTGCTCGTAGATGCCTAGGAAAGCAACGGCTGGGGCGGCTGCCAAGAAAGCAGCCGCCCCAGCTGCACAGCCAATCGAGAAACTCGCGCAGGCTTTCGACTCGTTCCGCTACTGCATGGACCTGGTCCAGGAGTGCTCAAAAGCGGTGGATGACGCCCCGAGCGTTCATCTACGCCGGCTACGGCTCAGGAACTTGGGCCAGGCCGAGCTGGTGATGGAGTTCCAGGCCAAGCTAGACCGCGCGGCCATCGAGCAGCTAGGCAAATGGATCCGGGGCCAGCTATAGAAGGGCGGGCCGCCCCCAAGGATTAGCGACCCGCCGATAGGAGACTAATGGACCACGACATCGATCGCTGCCCCGCCTGCGGGGCCTGGCGGTATCAAGGCTCATGCACCGTCAAAGATCCCCCACGCTGATGGTGCATGGGATGTGGACGTTTCGCGTCCAGGGCGTGGGTGAGTTCCTGCTCACACTCACCAGTGACGGCAGGCTCACCCACGCCCACCGAGGCCCAGGCCCATGGGACCTGTCGTGGGGACCGCCGCAGGAGTGCGACCCGGCCCTCGACTGGATCAGCCCGGATGCCGCCATCGAGCGGGTAAGGGCGGAACGGGACCGGGCCAGGGATATTGCCGTAGCCCTGGAGCAGGAGATTGACGGTTGCAGGGACGGCTACTGGTATCACCAGAAGACGAGCCATGGCTGACCGCTCCGATTACATCGAGGTACACGAACGCATAGCGCAGTTCCGTGAGCTGTACCCGGCCGGATCCCTGCAGACGGAATACACGTGGGATGAGCGGGACGGGGAGCGCTGGCTCGTCGTGAAGGCATGGGCATATCGCGATCCCGACGACACCCGCCCAGGTGTCGGCCACGCGTGGGAACCAGTCCCAGGACGGACCCCCTACACGCGTGGGTCGGAGTTGATGAATGGCGAGACGTCGGCTTGGGGCAGGGCCCTAGCGGCTCTCGGTATCGCCGTGCATAAGGGCATAGCGACGGGGGCGGAGATACGCGCAGCGGAGGGCCGCAGGATCGAGCGCACAAAGCCTGATGCCGCGGATGAGGACCCGTGGCAGACCAAGCCCAGCGAGATCCCTTCGAGGCGTGCCACGGCCAAGCAGACCCAGTACATTGCAAACCTTGCCCGCAAGATGAACGTCACCGCGCCGGCCGACGTGCTGGACCTGGTGAACGCCGCCCTTGCCCTCGCTGAGCTGCCGGCGGTGCAGTCGGCTGCCACCATGAACGACGCACAGGCCCGTGCAGTCATAGACACTCTGAAGGCAGCGCAGGATTCCGTCAGTGTCGCAAAGGCATTGTTGGAAAAGATTGGAAAGGCGAGCGACCAGGCGGCCGACCTGGTACGCGATGACCCGCAGCAGTAGGCGGCCCGCTAACCCCGTGGCTCTAACTCCCGTAGTAGGGCGGCCGAGCCATGCCCGGAATGGCGCCGGGAACAGCGGTGAAGATGCGCACAGCAGTTATCCACAACCTGTGGAAAGCCTGTGGAGGGATCCGGTAGGCAGACCAACACCAGGGGGAGGCGCGAGCCCGAAGGATCTAGCTCGCGACTCACCCCCCCCGGCCGGGAAGGAAACCATGACAACCAACCAACGCAAGACCCCTGGATACAACGCCTGGGTCAAGAAAGTGCTCAAGCACTGTGACCCGGTGTGCATCAGATGTGGGTACCCCGTCGACATGACCCTGCCCCCCTCCGACCCCCAGGGCCCCACCGCCGACCACGAACCACCGCTCATCGAGACGGGGGACGCCACCCCCTCCCTCGACGGCGCAGGAATCGCACACAATCACTGCAACAAGTCACACGGGGGCCGCCTCGGATCCAAACGACAACAGGACGCACGCCCCACCACCAGAAAACAAACAACGCAACCCGCAAAGCGCACGAATCCATCAACACATCCCGTTTTTAAGCGACCATCCATGC